GATAGTATACTATAACGACAAACAACCTATAGTAGGAGGTGTCGATGCCATCGTGTAAACTAATTATTCAGGATGAAGTAAATCTTAAAATTGAAGGTCTCGCAGTAGACGTTAGACGTAGATTAGCTAATACATTTAAGTACGAAGACCCTACTGCAAGATATCGTCCGGCATACAAATTAGGAAGGTGGGACGGTGCAATTACCTTATTCGGGTTAGGAGGCAACGGCTATCTAAGCCAATTGCCAAAAATACTAGAAGTCCTAGAAAAATCTGGGGTAGAAGTTTCTGAAGTAGTTGATAACAGGAATCCTATTAATTTAACTTTTCCTAAAGTTGAAACAGACTTTTGGGGAGATCAGACATGGCCAGTTGGACACAGATTTGCAGGCGAGCCTATTAGACTACGTGAAGATCAAGTAGAGGTAGTTAATAAGTTTCTTGAAAATCCGCAATGCTTACAAGAAATTGCCACTGGGTTTGGAAAGACAATTACCACTGCAACATTGGCAAAGATTTGTGAACCATATGGTCGCACATTTACTATTGTTCCTAACAAAAGTCTTGTTGAGCAAACAGAAGAAGACTTTATCAACTGCGGATTAGACGTAGGTGTCTACTATGGTGACCGCAAAGATCTCTATAAAACTCACACCATTGCCACTTGGCAAAGTCTTAACATACTTGACAAGAAAAGTAAAAATCATGAGCAAGATATACTAACACTTGCAGAGTTTCTTGATGGTGTTACTACCATCATGGTTGATGAAGTACACATGGCCAAGGCCACTGTGCTGAGAAATTTGTTAACACAAAACTTTAATAATGCTCCAATTCGCTGGGGATTAACTGGTACTGTGCCTAAAGAAGATTTTGAAGCTGAACAGATTTTTGCCAGCCTTGGACCTTGTGTACACGAAGTTCATGCACATGAATTACAAGCACAAGGTGTATTGTCAGCATGTCACGTAAACATTACACAACTTATCGACTTACCAGAATTTAAGTCATATGCAGAAGAATACAAATATCTTGTCACTGATGAAGATAGGATGATTTTTATATCAAAACTAGTAAATGGTATTTCTAATAGTGGAAATACACTTGTACTGGTAAATCGAATAGAGACCGGAAAATTTATCGTTAACGAAATTCCTGATTCGGTTTTTATTAGTGGCGAAGTAAAAACTAAAGATAGAAAGAGTGAATATGATGAAGTTAAAACTGTTGATAACAAGATTATTGTGGCGACTTACGGTGTGGCCGCTGTGGGTATTAATATCCCCCGTATTTTTAATCTGGTTATGGTGGAGTCCGGAAAGAGCTTTACAAGGGTTATACAAAGCATTGGGCGAGGCATTAGACGTGCAGACGACAAAGACTTTGTCCAAATCTGGGACGTCACAAGTACCTGTAAATACGCCAAACGACATCTCACACAACGTAAGAAGTTTTACAAGGACGCTAAGTACCCGTTCACGATTGAGAAAATAGACTGGAAATAACAATAAAATTATGCAAATACTAACTTTAGATAATCAAGCATTTGACTTGAATAATTTACCCGATGAGGTAGATGACGACATGAGATTTGCTGTGCTCGATAACAGCGATGCACGTGAACCTGACTTCTTTTTTCAACCACTAATTTTTCTAGAAAGCTTCAACAGTCCTGCAATGGTACTTAAAATAGGCAATGATGAAATTACCATGCCTATTGATTGGTCAATTGCTGTAGGAGATAGTTCTAGTGCAAGTGATATTGAAATACTACCATTAACTAGTCTAAACGATAGGGGATTCGAAGCGTTTTGTTTTAATCCTTTAACTGGTTTTAGAGTAGAGTTTAAAAAGATTGAAATTGTAAATTTCTATAATGATGTTAAGTGGTATTTTCCAAAGATGAAAAATGGACAACTCCTTGCAATACCGTTAAATACTGATCCTAAACCTTTGTGCGTATATTTTGTCAAAGAAATAAGTAGACAAAGTGAATTAATTGATTTAAGTAAAATACTTTAAAGGACTAGTATGAAAGCAGGAAAAGTATGGGGAGTAACTGAACTCCTTGAAGCTAACGGTGTTTTAGAATTCCATCGTATTGAAGCCAAGGCTGGCGGAGTATGCTCTAAACACACACATAAACATAAATGGAATGGATTCTTTGTTGAAAAAGGAAAGATGATTATTCGTGTATGGAAGAACAGTTACGACCTAGTAGACGAAACTGTTTTAGAAGCAGGGCAGTATACAAAAGTTGCACCGGGCGAATATCATCAATTTGAAGCTGTAGAAGACTGCGTTGCATTTGAATTATACTGGGCTGAATTTAATCACGACGACATCCAACGTGAAACGATAGGATTTACAAAATGATATCGGTGGTAATGGCCTACTATAATAGGCTTACACAATTAAGATATACTTTAAAAACCATTGCTAGTAGTGTAATAAAAGATGCCGAAATAATTATAGTTGATGACTTTAGTAATGTTGAAAATAGTTTGAATACAATTCAACAAGAATTTCATTATATAAACATTAAAATTATTCATATGAGAGACATAGTTCCTCATAAAAATTATTGCAATCCTTGTATTCCTTATAATGTAGGATTCCGTGCTAGTTCTGGAGATAAAATTTTAATACAAAATCCAGAATGTTGCCATGTAGGAGATGTTCTCGATCATGTTACTACTCAGTTGAATGATTTTGATTATTTAACGTACCATTGTTGGGCCTGTACACGGCCTGATGCTACTGCACTTCACCAAGGTAAAAAAATCGCAGTTGGCGCAGAGCAGGGCAAAGCCAAATGGTACAATCACCAAGTTAAAAGACCTGTTGCTTTACACTTTGCTTGTGCAATTACAAGAAAAAATTTAATAGAACTCAATGGATTTGATGAAAGTTTCTCTATGGGATTCAACTATGATGATAACGAATTTTTACAACGTATTAAACATATGAATCTTAACATTAAATTTATTTCAGATCCGTATGTAATTCATCAATACCATAGCAAGAGTTATGGACACCCAGATAACCCAATACCTACAGTTGACAATCAGGTGTTGTTTCAACATACTATAAACTCTAAAAAAATTAGAGCAGAGAATAAAGAAAATATATGTGGCATTTAACTAATATACCAAAAATCGTGCATTTCTACTGGGGAAATGAAAAACTATCGTATCTTAGATACATATCAGTTTATTCTTTTAGAAAGTTAAACCCGGATTGGAAAATTAAGATTCATGTACCCGAGGCATTGAGTATGATAGCACCAACATGGGGGACTGACGAACAAAAAAATGCAGGAATAGAAAATGACTATTGGTCAAAATTAGACGAACTTAATGTAGAAATAGTTAAAATTCCACCGTTTGATAATTTTGATAATAATGCTCACGAAGTGCATAAGTCTGACTATTATAGATGGACATTGTTATGTGGCGAAGGCGGCGTTTGGTCTGATATTGATATCATTTATATTAATCCTATGAATAACATGTTAGAAAATACTACAGAAGAAAACAAAATTGATGCAGGATTTTCTAGATATGCCGAAAATGGCAAATATGCTATTTCGTTTATACTAGCATCAGCTGGTAATACATTTTTTAAGAAAATTCACGAACTATCTAATACACACTATGACGCAAGTAGATATCAATCAATTGGTAGCGAGCTAATTAACAATAATTGGCATCGTCCTGGAAAATTAAGAAAACAAAATCCAGCTAATATATTTTTACTAATGGACGAAAAATGCGTTTATCCTATTAGTCCAAGTAATATACCTAGATTCTTTGACCCAATGGACAAAGAATTAACAGCTATTCTTGCAGATCCTTCAGTGCTAGGACTTCATTGGTTTGCAGGCCATCCTAAATCTCAGCAGTTTGAGTCTGCAATAGACGAATCTAATGTAGAGCAGTTTGATAATATTTTATCGGCTGCAATTAAGAAAACAAAGGAAAGATAAAATGAAAATAGCAAATGAGTATGCATGGAGCACTCACTCTCCGATGAATAAGGCACTAATAGAATTATTTAATCCTTGCTTAATTGTAGAAATGGGGACTGGGCTACATTCTACTCCGTTATTTTTAGAATCAGCCGCAGAAAAATTATTTTTTATCGAAAACGATTCACAGTGGATTGACCACATTAAATCAAATTTTAGTTTTGACGATCGGTGTGAAATTATCTATCAGTCTTTAGGTGAAGGCATTATTAATTCTACTAAAAATAGAAAACTACCTCAAGAGAAACGACTCGAGATTGCAAACTATTATAAAAACTTTGCAACAACCATTGATAATATTGATCTATCATTAAAGTTTTTATTTGTTGACCATTTTGCCTGTGCAAGAACCTCAGCAATTAATAATATGTTTGATTCATTCGACATTATCGTATACCATGACTGCGAACCTGCCGGAGTTACATGGTACGAGTATACATTTTCAGAATCATTGTATCAAAAATATGATAATTTTATTTTAACATGTCCGGCAGCATGGACTGGATGTTTTATAAAGAAATCGCTTAATGCAGAACACAATCTAAGAAATATAATTAAATCGCATATTAACAACTATTGCGAAACCGTTGGGATAGACCAAGATTTAATGATTTTAAAATAATGAAAGAAAAACAATCACTAAGAATATTAACTATTTTAGGTACCCGCCCAGAAATTATACGCCTTTCGAGGATCATACCTAAATTAGATCTTGTGTGTAATCACCGTGTATTGCATACTGGACAAAACTATGATCCTACACTTAACGATATTTTCTTTGAAGATCTTGGCATTCGCAAACCTGATGTAATAATAGACAGTAAAGGTACTACGGCTGAACAACTTGGCAAGATGTTTGTTGGAGTAGAAAAATATCTACAAGAATTTAAACCTGACAAAGTTTTGATCTTAGGTGACACTAATTCGGGACTGGCTGCAATTATTTGTGAACGATTAGGTGTGCCTGTATATCATATGGAGGCAGGTAATCGCTGCTACGATCTTAAAGTTCCAGAAGAAAAAAACAGAAAAATTATCGATGCTGTTTCAACTATAAACTTGCCTTATACTGAATTAAGCCGACAAAATTTACTGCGTGAAGGTGCTACAAACAATAAAGTATTTGTCACTGGTAATCCTATTAAGGAAGTGATAGACTTCTACAAAGATAAAATAAACAATTCATCTATCTTATCAACTCTCAATCTTGAAAAAAATAATTATATTATAGCCACAGCACATCGAGCAGAAAATGTCGATGTTGATGAGCGATTAATTAATATTTTTAAAAGTTTTGAAGAGATAGCCAAAGACTATAAAATAGTCTTTAGTTGTCATCCTCGAACCAAACAAAAATTAGAAAAATTTAATATTTCAGTTAATAGTCCAAATATTGTAATACTAGAACCATTGGGTTTTTTTGATTTTGTAAAATTAGAAAAAAACGCCTATATGGCAATTAGCGATTCCGGAACAGTCCAAGAAGAAATGTGTTTATTTGGTATACCAACAGTTACAATTAGAGACACTACTGAGAGACCAGAAACAGTATGGTGTGGATCAAATATTGTAAGTGGGTTAAAGGAACAAGACATAATTAATTGTTTTAACGTTTCTAAAATAGTTGAAAGAGATTGGACTATTCCCGTCGAATATATTAAAAACAATGTATCAGATACCGTAGTTCAAATATTACTAGGAAATTAAAATATATGATTCAATCACAAAATGTAAAACATATCACAGATAACCAAGAAGTTATATCTTTCCTAAATGATGTACTGCAACAAGATCAATCTATTTTTATCGGAAGAATAGGTGGATCTGATTGGGATGTTGTAAAAGAATATTACAATAATAAGGAATTATTTAATGATGATGCTTGGTACGAACATAGTGTGTATCGTGTAAAACGATTCAACGGGTATTTTGATTTTACTAACAGTAAAGACAATTTTAAAAGATATCTTGAAACAATGATCGATGCATATAAAAATACAGATTATGTTAGCTATGGTAATCAGGATTTAATTTTAGAAATAGAATCTAAAAAATACATTGCAGATCATAATAAACTTTTAAATAATACTATAGAACATAAAACTATATTCTCTTATACATTCATTGAAAGTATGGTTCCGTTTTTAGAATCTTTTAAAAGCTGGGGCGAAAATAAAAAAATATTAATTGTGAGTCCGTTGTCAAAAAGCATTCAACATCAATTTGCGCAAAAACATCTACTGTATAAAAATTATCAATTTCCAAATTTTGAATTAAAAACTTATAATACATCGATAACATACAGCAACGCCGCTGAGACCAACGAAACTTTAGGAATAACTACAGATAATTGGAATGAAGAAGCGCATCGCATGGCTGAGGAAATAAAAGACATAGATTTCGACATTGCCTTGTTAACCTGCGGATCATATGCCATGTATCTTGGAAATTATATTAAAGACTCTTTAAACAAAAAATCTATATATTTAGGAGGTATTTTAAATATGTATTTTAATATTTACGGAGGTCGATACAACCTCGATGGAAATTATAAATTTATATATGAGAACTCTGGATTAAATCTAGATTATCAAATAGATCCGTTAGAACTAGATGATATTGATCGTATAAACAGTGGTCGAGGAAAAAGAACAGAAAGCCTAAATGCTTATTTTGGAAAAAAAGATGGTTCCTATTCGACTAAAGCAAGGAAATCATAATGTTTAATAATGCAAGAATTTTAATTACCGGTGGCACCGGTTCATGGGGACAAACTCTAACTCAAATGCTGTTGGAAAAATATGATGTAAAAGAAATCATTATTTTTTCTAGAGGCGAATTACAGCAAGTATTGATGCAACGCAAATTTAAAAATAAAAAATTAAAATTTGTTATAGGGGATATTAGGGATTATGAATCGGTTAAATTTGTCACTAAAAAAGTCGACTATATATTTCATTTGGCCGCCCTTAAACATGTTCCTATCTGTGAAGAGCATCCTCAAGAAGCAATTAAGACCAACATTAACGGAACTACTAATATTGTAAACGCTGCTATCGAAAATCATGTTAAAAAAGTTATTGATGTATCTACGGATAAAGCAGTAGAACCATTAAACTTATACGGAATGACAAAAGCAGTCGGAGAAAAAGTTATTATCCATGCAAATGAATTAAGTGATTATACCAAATTTGTTTGTATCAGAGGCGGTAATGTTATGGGATCAAACGGATCAGTTATTCCATTCTTTATTGACCAGATTAAATCCGGCGGCCCAATTACTATTACTGATACAAGAATGACACGATTCTTTTTAACATTAGAAGAAGCTATCAGTTTATTATTCAAAGCTGCTGAAAAAAGTGTAGGTGGAGAAACATTTGTAATGAATATGCCTGCTTGTTATATCAAAGATCTTGCAGAAGTTCTCATGAACGTATATGGAATTGTTGATGTTAAAGAAACTGGCAGTCGCCCAGGAGAAAAATTAGATGAAATGTTAATATCATCTCATGATTCAACATTGTCTTATTGTTATGATGAAAACTATTTTGTAACGTTGCCTGTGAATTACAGCGACGAAATGTTAACAACTTATAAAGATTTAAAAAAATTCCCTTATAATGAATTTTCATCTAAAACTAAAATAATGAATAAACAAGAAATTGCAGAAATGCTTAATAAAGGTAATTTTATATGAAAGTATTAGTAATTGGCAGTAACGGCATGGCCGGACATGTTATTACAAAATATCTACGACAGCAAGGGCATACTGTGAGTACAGTAGCAAAAACTGATGCTAGTTATTGCGTTGATATTGAGAATAGCTTAGAAGTTCAAAGTCTTACTCGAATTCTGTACAATTTCGATTATGTAATTAACTGTATAGGATTATTAGTTAAAGATAGTATTGCTAGACCGGATCGTGCCGCTTATATTAACGGATGGTTTCCGCACTACCTTGAATATTTATTAAAGAATACTAGAACAACACTCATACACTTATCAACAGACTGTGTATTTGATGGTAGTAAAGGTAATTATAAAGAAGATGCTATACACTCAGAAATGAATGTCTACGGAAAGTCAAAATCTATGGGAGAAGTTAACAACGATAAAGATGTTACATTTAGAATGAGCATCATAGGTCCAGAAATAAAATCTAACGGCACTGGACTATTTAATTGGATTGTAACCACCCCAGACAAAGAAATTAATGGATGGAATAATGCACTCTGGAATGGCATCACAACATTAGAATTAGCTAAATGTATTGACACATACATGTCAAATCCTATAATTACTGGTGTATATCATCTAGTTAACAATGACAATAAAATTAATAAATTTAAACTGCTAACTAAGATTAACAAGATATTTGTATTGAAAAAAATAGTTAATGAAACATCAGGACCTAAAGACGTTAATAAAATATTAGTAGATACTAGACAATTAATAGATTTTGATATTCCAGATTATGATACAATGTTACTAGAATTAAAACTTTGGTGCGAAAAACATGTATAATATTTTACTTGCCTGCGACACACTCTATTACACACAATGGGCTGTAAATTGTATTCGAAGTATACAACATTACAATCCGTGGATTAAGATAACTGCTGTAGTTGTTAATCCAGTTAACGTAGAAGAATTGCCAGGTGTTCGATATGTTTACGAACATAAAAAATTTACTAACGATGATGAAGCTGTAGGTTACTATCAAGCTCTTAGATTTATTAAAGTTCCAGAGTTGTACAAAGACAACGAACTGGTATTGACTTTAGATGTTGACACAATCTGCACTAGGTCGTTTACACCTGTTGAATTCGATCAAGTTTGCAGAAAGGTACACATACTAAAACACCACAAAGAAAATAGATGGTTAGCTGGCTTTGTTACCTACGGTCAAGGCAATTTTAGACATAGATTCAAAGACGCACTATTACAAAAAGATTTTAAAGACTGGACGTTTGGATGGGACCAAGAAGTATTAAATGCCCTGCAGTCAGAGTATAATTATGAACCCATTAGGATCGGTGGATGGGTTAGTTTTGGCAAGGGCGTTGGCACATTCTTAACCTTAAAAGGCACACAAAAAGTCAGCGGCAAATATCTACCAAACTATTTAGAAAAATTAGAAAAAATTAACAATTAATAACTATAGGAACAGTGTTAAAAAATGAAAATATTAATTACTGGTAATTCTGGTTATATCGGAAGTCATCTAACTCAAATATTAAATAGTCAAACTGATTTAAGACTTTACGGACTTGATAAAGATACTCCTAAAATACACATAGCAAATTTTGATCAACATAATATACTATCATCAACAGCTTGTCGATGGCAGGCCGAAAACATAGAGTTTGACTGTGTCATACATTTGGCTGCAGAAATATCTGTGAGTCGTAGTGTAAACGACCCTATAAATTATTATCTTACTAATACCTTAGGAACACTAAAGATTCTTAAAAATATAAAATTTCGAAGATTTGTTCATGCCTCTACTGGATCTGCAGGACCTATGAACAATCCCTATGGAATAAGTAAACGAGCCTCAGAAGAAATAGTAGATCAATATTGCAGAGAAAATTCCATACCGTATACTACATTTAGATTTTATAATGTTACAGGTACAGCTGGGATATTACCAACTAATCCGGACGGATTAATGTGGAATTTAATAAATGCTCAAAAAACAGGAATATTTAATCTATTTGGAGATGACTATAATACTATAGATGGGTCTGCTGTACGAGATTACACACATGTTAACGAAATTTGTAATGCTCTAAAACAAGCGATTAATAAATCTACTAATCAAATAGAAAATTTAGGACACGGTACTGGTATCACTGTTAAACAAATGATTAAATTATATAAACAAGTTAACAACTGTAATTTTAAAACTGTACTTTGCCCAAGGAGACACGGGGATCTTGAAAGTAGTGTACTTGATAATCCTTCAACGTTTATGCAAAAATTATACACAATGGAAGATTTATTAAAGGTTTAAAATGGGGACTCTTACACCTGGCGTAACTTATATCTATGAGAGAAACGGTGAAGAAATTTACGCTCGAGAATCGGGATCAACGGAACGTAAATTGATCGGTTATCAATATGAAAACAAAATTGACCCCCGTACACCCGACGGTCGACCGCTGCACGAACACATAATGGAAGATAAACTCTGGGGTGAAATTCGTCGTGCTGCTCCAACCAATCCTGCTTTACAAAAGGCATTGGATCGTGCTATAATGATATATAGACTTAGCAAGGACAATCCAGAATGAGTAAAGAAGAAGATAAATTCAAACATTCAAAACGTCTACTCAAAGACGAAAATGCTATTAAAAAGCAAGTTAAAATTGCTAAGGAACACAAAGCGTCCGAATATAATCCTAGTGGGATAGATCAACCGCATAGGTATCATAAACATCACGCAATGGATTGTGGCAATCCAGAATGCTACATGTGCGGTAATCCTCGAAAAACTCACAAAGATAAATTAACTGCACAAGAAAAAAGATTGTTTCAAGACGTAGAAAAAGTTACAGATAGACACAGTAACGGATTACCTATAAAGGACGAAGATGAGCGAAAAGATTGAACTAAAAGATAAACTTGCAGCCGTTGACATGAACTATAAAGGCTTGTGGGATGAGATCGACGAAGATCAACGTAAAAATCTCAAACAAGAATTTTTTATATTGAATAGATATATTAGCAGTGCCAAAACAAACAGCAGAGACGCAAAGGAACACTACGTACTAGCAGTTAATGAATATTTTAACAAATACTGGAACGACCTACAAGGACATCCACAATTAATGTGGCAACTTCTTTGTATGTGCGGACACGAAAGTAAGAGTATTTTCTTCCATGAATGGATTGGATTTAAAAAGAAAGATGCTGCCAGCAATAAAATGACAAAATTTTTATCTACAATCTACCCAGATAAAAAGAATGATGAAATTGAGCTGCTGGCTAAAATGACTAGTAAAGCAGAAGCTAAAGAACTCGCTAGGGACTTAGGTCATGAAGAATCAGAAATTGCAAAAATGTTTTAATGATGCTAGAATTAAGTGTGAATAAACCTTACGTATGTCAATTTTGTGGTCACAAATATATGCAAGAAAAAACTCTTGCAGTACATGTATGTGAGCAAAAACGTAGATATCTTGCAAAAGATAGCAAGTCTGCAGTAGTTGGCTATCAAACATTTAATAGATTCTTTCAACTGACGCAGGGCAAAGGACAAAACAAAACATATGATGAATTTGCACATAGTCCTTATTATAATGCATTTATAAAGTTTGGCAGTTTTGTCAGCAATATTAATCCCTTATATCCAGATAAGTTTATTGATTACGTGGTACGTAGTGGTGTTAAATTAGATCACTGGTGTCGTGACGAGCTGTACGAAAAATATGTAATTAATTTAATCCACACAGAAGCTGTCGAGACTGCATTAGAAAGAAGTGTTGCTCACATGCAGTCATGGGCCACTGAGAACAACAGCTTGTGGAATCATTACTTTAAATATGTAAGCACTAATCGTGCAGTATATGATGTTAAAGATGGTAAAGTAAGTCCTTGGATTATTTTAAACTCTGCTAGCGGTAAAGAAATGTTACAGGGCTTTAGAGACGATCAGCTTGCGGCTATAAGTAATATAATAGATCCTCAAGTATGGGTTAAGAAGTTTAAAGCACACACATTTGATCTGGAACTAGTAAAAAAAATAGTCAAGGAGGCTAATTTATGAGTCAGGTATCTACAAGTGATATTCGAAAAACTGAATTAGATATGGAGATCATTCTTTCTGAAGATGACACTACCATATATGTAAAATTGACTGGTTTTGAAAATAATGCTGACGCAGATCAGTATGCCGTGTTCTTGCAAGAAAACTTACCATTGTTACTTTTTGAATCAGAGGTACTGCACTAATGCCCGATATCGACATTGATTTTGCAGACAGAGATCTAGCACTTTCTCGTATTAAACACATACGAGCAAGTAGGTTAGATCGCAACGACACAGTTCCACACAATACTGGCATATATCTTCAAAGTATACCTGTGAATCCTATAACTAATCTATCAACTATAGATTACAAAACAGCAGAAGATCGGGGATATTTTAAATTAGACTTTCTTAATGTTAGCATCTACAAAGATGTAAGAGATGAAGAGCATCTTAAAACTTTGATGGAGACCGAACCACTATGGGACCTTTTAGAGCAGGACGATTTCAGCAGTTTACTTTTTCACGTCAACGGTCACGGCAGCATTTTGCGTCAGATGAAACCGAAGAGTATACTCCAACTAGCGGCAGTTTTGGCCATGATAAGACCCGCCAAGAGACATTTGATTGGAGAGACATGGACGACTGTGATGGAGACGATTTGGACGAAACCCACAGATGGTGAATACTATTTTAAGAAGGCTCACGCCGTGGCCTATGCTATGGCGGTGGCAGTACAGATGAATCTAATCTGTGAAGGTGTTAGTTACGGTTACAGTTAACGCTTTGGTGTTTTAACTAGCTGTACACTTTTACGTTTAACACGTTTGAGGGTCATATTCATTAGGTTAACTACAGGACCCAAAATTATGCGTACATCTTTGCTGTTAAATGTTTTAATTGCATATCGATACGGTTCAATTTCCCTACGACAAAAAATGCTGATAGGTATTTGACGGTTTGATTCCCACCACCAAACTTCTCCTATTTCTAAAAGAACAGACTTTTCTTCAGGTGTTTTAATCAGCTCTAGGTCGTAGAAGCTGGTTACAAACTGATCCTGGTTTATTATAATTCCGACATATTCATCTTCACCGTAGTGTAGTACTGAAATAAAGGGTAGTTGTTCTTGTATATTATCTCTTAGTTTTACCATATAAATACTGTTAAGGCGAAGTCACCAAATGCAAAAAATTTCAAGTTATTTATACCCAAACAGAATTCTGCTAACTACTGATTTGGCTGTACATCCAACGGAGTATAGAATCGTGTACCAAAGAAAATTTAAAATATACAAAGGGCTAGATAATGAGCTCTTATTAGACATTAAGAACGCAGACCAAAAGCGAATTGATGTTAGCAACAAAACAATCAAAGTTGTTGTAATGGATGAACTACAACAAGAGGTGTATACCTCTACTGTGGCACACAGCACAACACCTGGACTTGCTACGTTTACTATCCCTTCTACTGCGTTAACTACCCTAGCACCGCAATTTTTAAACTATACTATCTATGTTGAAAATCCAAACGGTAGTAAAACTCCAGTGTATGGAGACACTCAGTTCGGAGTATCGGGCACTTTTGATTTCATAGGTACTGCGATGCCTAAAGCACTAGAGCCTATAATAATTGACACGTTTAATTATTCAGAAGATCAAACAGTTAATCCGTGGGTAAGAGTATATACTAGCGAAGCAGCTGAAGTTAATTTTCCTAATGACATTTCAACTGTAAACACTCTAAGTTTAGAATTTTGGTTGGATAGTTTAGAGGCTGAAATTGAAGTACAACTAACTGAAGATGTTATTGTACATGCCTTTACAGAATGGCGCACAGTTGAAACATTCAATGTAGCAACCACTACTGACAGAGTTTCAAAAGTCTATAATTCAATTATAGATTATTCTAACAATCTTGGTTGGCTAAGAATCAAGTACACTCATCTTAACGAAAACACCGGAACTGTTGACAAAGTTTTAGTAAGACGTTAAAATGTATGTATGAGTATTATCACAGATACAGTACAGTCATTTTTACCTCCGAAAAGAAAAGTTACTCCTAGCGGTTGGGTAAGTTTTAACGCCGTCTGCTGCCACCATACTGGATCTGGGCATGATAATAGACAACGTGGTGGTATTATAGTCAATGGTGACGGAGTTAGTTATCATTGTTTTAATTGTCAATTTAAAGCTAGTTGGCAACCTGGTAGACCGATTACTACTAAATTTAAAAAACTATTACAATGGTTAAATGTACCAGATGATCAAATAACCAAGTGTGCATTAGATGCACTGCGTCTTAAAGAAGACGGCCCTAATGCTGTACATGAAAGCCTAATACCTACATTTTTTGACAAAGCACTGCCTAAAGGTGCAGAACCCATTGCTAACTTTTTAGATAATCCTCCTGAAGAATTACTGCCAGTAGTTGAATATCTATTAGGTAGAAATTTATATTTAGAAGACTATCCTTTTTATTGGACACCTGAAGATGGGTTTAACAACAGATTTATTATTCCTTTTTACTACAAAGGCAATACAGTTGGTTATACTGCTAGAAAAATTACCGAAGGCAAACCAAAGTACATAAGCGAACAACAACCTAACTATGTGTTTAACTTAGACAATCAACCCTGGAATAAAAAGTTTGTTATTGTGTGTGAAGGTCCTATGGATGCTATCTGCGTAGGTGGCGTAGCAGTTATGAGTTCTGAAGTAGGTGCAGGACAACGATTATTAATAAATCAGCTAAACAAAGAAGTTATAGTTGTACCAGATAGAGATCATGATGGTCCTAAAATGATAGAGCAAGCTATAGAATTTGGATGGAGTGTCAGTTTTCCTAGCTGGGGAGACGGTATAAAAGATATAAATGATTCTGTTAAAAAATACGGAAGACTATATACATTATATACTATTGTAAAAAATTCTGTAAGTACAGAACTTAAAATACGTTTAAATGCTAAACAATGGTTTAAGGAAGAAAAATGAAAACAATATGGTACTATATGACATGGCCCTGGGCAAAGTGGAAAGAAAAACAAAGAATTAAAAAGCGCATAGAAGAATTGCGTAAACAAGATCCGTTTATTTACAAATGATACAGTGGGGAATTAACGCACTTAATCATGGCAGTAGCCTTGCTGTGTTTGATAACGGCCAACTGATATTTAATAGTGTTGATAAGACTCGTGACAATCCACACAACCTAATAAGTGACGCCATGCTCAAAGGTTGGGAGCCAGATCATATCTTTTGGTATGAAGATCCCTGGGTTAAGAAAGCTAGGCAAATCAAAGCCGGACAATATAAGACAGCATTTAGGTTAGATAATCTTCCCAAGCATCATCTTAAGAAATGGGGGTTAGGCTATGCACCCGTTACCTACACAGCCCATCATGCCAGCCATGCGGCCGCGGGCTATTATACTAGTCCATTTAATCACTGTGCCATTGTAGTACTAGATGCTATAGGTGAGTTTGAATGTGCTAGTATTTGGCAAGGACGGAATGGAGAAATGAAGAAACTTTGGTCTGCTAGGTATCCAAACAGTCTAGGCCTATTCTATAGTGCATTTACTAAACTACTAGGCCTTACTCCCATACGTGACGAATACCTACTACAGAAAATGGCCGAACAAGGTGACCCTGCTAGATTTAGACAAGAGGTCGGCCACTACTTTGGCACGGGCATAGTTGATCTTAAGTACAATTTTCATCGTGGCGTACTAAACTGGAGTCCTGAGCCAGCAACTATACAGGAGCAGTGTGATATTGCCGCAGCCGTACAAGAACGATTTGAATTCGAAGTTAACTATGTAATGGTTGAGGCCAAACGATTAACCAATGCTGAATGTCTAGTTTATATGGGTGGGTGTGCTATGAACAGTCAGGCAAATCGAACTCAAGTAGAGCCTATGTTTAAGTACAGATGGAGTTTAGCTGATCCCGGAGATCCCAGCAGCAGCCTAGGTGCAGTACTGTATCATACCAAACAAAGAATTAAAAAAGATGACTGGAACCCAGTCAAACATATTGCAATTAATGTATAAAGAAAGTATAATAGAACAATGACCACAAGACAAAACGCAGACTACGGATACGAAATCCAACGACTTTATTTAGAGATGATGCTAAGTGATGCAGAAACATTTGTACGCTGCCAAAGTATTTTTGATCACGAACTGTTTGATCGCAAGCTACAACCATCGGCTAAGTTTATCAATGACTATGTAGTAGAACATAATGTATTGCCTACATACGACATTGTTAATGCAGCCACAGGCTCTACATTCAAGTTTACTGACGAACTTAAAGAAGAACACTACGACTGGTTGTTACAAGACTTTGAAACATTCATCCGTCACAAGGGCCTAGAGAAAGCTATTCTAGCATCGGCTGACCTGTTAGAAAAAGGTGAGTACGGTCCAGTAGAAGAACTGGTTAAGAAGGCCGTACAAGTTGGGTTGACTAAGGATCTAGGCACAGACTATTTCTTAGATCCACGTGCTCGATTAATGAAGATCAAAGACAACAACGGACAGTTAAAGACTGGCTGGGATACTGTAGATAAACGGTTGTTTGGTGGCTTTAACCGCGGAGAGTTGAATATCTTTGCAGGTGGATCAGGTGCAGGTAAATCGCTATTCCTAGCGAACCTAGGTGTGAACTGGGCACTACAGGGCTTAAATGTAGTGTACCTGACGCTTGAACTTAGTGAAGAACTAGTTTCAATGCGTGTAGATAGTATGGTTACTGAGATCCCATCGCGTGATGTATTCAAGCAGATTGACGAAGTTGAAATGCGTGTTAAGATCATTGGCAAGAAGTCTGGCACATATCAAGTCAAGTATTTGCCCTCTGGTAAGACTGCTAACGATGTGCGCAGTTATTTGAAAGAGTATGAAATTAAATTAGGGCGTAAAGTTGATATCCTGTTGTTAGATTACTTAGATTTGTTAATGCCAATCAGCAAGAAGATTTCAGCAGAAAACTTGTTTATTAAGGACAAGTATGTATCAGAAGAATTGCGTAATCTAGCAGTGGAAAAACAATGTGTGCTAGTCACAGCCGCACAGTTAAATCGTGGTGCTGTAGAAGAAGTTGAGTTTGATCACAGTCACATTTCAGGTGGACTATCTAAGATTCAAACTGCGGATAATGTATTTGGTATCTTTACAAGTCGTGCTATGCGTGAGCGTGGCAAGTATCAGATACAGTTGATGAAAACTCGTAGTTCAAGCGGTGTGGGCATGAAGATTGATTTAGATTTTAATATTGATACACTACGTATTACAGATCCAGGCGAAGAAGGACAAACTGAGAACTCAGGTGGTAGTTTTGTTCCAGTAAGTAAAGGTTCTAGTATTCTTAATAACTTACAAAGAACTAGCACTACTGCACCAACTGATCAGTGGGAACGAGCACAGCCTAAAGACGGCATAGATCCTTTATCTGGTATTGCAGTTAAGAAAACATCAGCCCAAGTAGAAAGCACTAAACTAAGACAGTTATTGAATAATCTACCCAGTGATATATGATAAATATCATATCCGGAGAGTTAGATGAGTTCCACACAATTACGACAATATATTGATATTCTTAAGGAAGATGATTTTTCTACCTTTAGCAATTTTGGATTTGGGCCCGACACTACTGCACCTACTACGAAATCTCCTAAAACTGCCGCCGCAACACCTACAACACCTAAGCCTGCTGCAACTGAACCAGCCGCAGAAAAGCCAGCTGCAGAGAAACCAGCAGAGAAAGAACAGCCAGCTGATGACGTAACAGCAATACAGCAAGCTCTAGTAGATGCCGGATTTGAATTGCCTAGATTTGGTGTTGACGGCAAGATGGGTCCAGAAACACAGGCAGCTATAAAAGCAGCCGAAATGGTCTTGGGTCGTAAGCCAACTGGCACTATTACAGTTAAAGATATTGAAGCTATTAAAAACAAAGGTGCTGCCGCTGATAATAACAGTTTAGCAAACGCACTAGGTGCAATTGAAGCAGTTCTAGCAAAATATAAAATTAAAACTGAAAGCATTGAAGAACAAATTGATGCTTATATTTTAGAAAATATCAACGAATATTCACAACAAGAACAACTTGAAATTTGGCGAACACTTACAGAAGAAGATAAACCTAGACTTCCCCCTGGTGCTAAATTTGATAGGGCAACAGGCAATTATTATACTGTAGGTCCAAACGGTAGTAAAACTTATCTAGGTGGTCTAACAACTAAACAAAGCAAACTATCAAAGTTTGCAGGTAAGTTAGGTGGTGCAAAAGGCATAGGAAGGAAAATAGCAGGTAGAGCAGCAGCTACGGCAGTATCCGGACCAGCAGCACTAGCAGTAGGAGCGGGATTGGCTGCATGGACAGCATATGACATTGGCAAAGCTCTTTACGATACATTTACCAGTACAGAAATTGCCGACTTAGATCCTGCCGATCAAAAGATTATTACCGATAACTTAAAGACAGTAATGGCCTATGAGCAAGATCCTAAGATGTTAGCAACACTGCCAAACGAGCTACAATTACGTGTTAGTAATGTAGCTAAAGGATTGAATTCTCTAGCAGTTGATGTTGGAGCAGTTACTCCTCCTAGTACAACAACTGCAGAGAAACCTCCTGCACCTCAATCAACTAGCAAGTCCGAGCCTACTGTTACTACTAAAAATGAATATAGAATTGCTAACGAATTAGTAGTTCCTGGACAACCTTTAAGCCAAAAACAAATGGCAGTTATAAAAATGGCTATGGACATGGGTAACAGCTATCCGCCAGAAGTTATGGCACAATATAACAAACAAAAACAGACTGCCTGATTACAATTTTATTAAAAATTCGCTATGATGATAAGTATGTATATATACAACCAGGTAGCGAATCATGTTGCACATAATCAAAGATCTTAACGATCCCTTAATCGATCTAATCAAAGACGACCCAGTCCGTCCTGCTATTCCAAGTAGCAGTAGAGTACACGACCATGCAGAAATTTTTGTACTGTTAAATGATAATGTTCCAGCGGCAGTAACTTGTGTTGCCTATCTTGATGCAGTTCCTACAACTGAAAGTGAGTTAGGTACAACGGGTGAAAACGTTGCGGCATTTTACACTATTTGGAGTTACACACCAGGAGCTGGTCGTAAATTGATTAGAGAAGCTCAACTGTATATTAAAGAAAATAAACAGTCTATAAAGCGTTGGGTAACATTAAGCCCTAAAACAGAAATGGCCCGTGTATTTCATCACAAAAACGGTGCATTTACTCTACAAGAAAATCTCGAAACTATTAATTACGAATATCAGTAATTAACTTCGACGATAGGTAGGGGTGTATTCTTCAACAAAGCCAACCCAAGCATCGCCGGTACGTCGGGTCATTTTAACAGCTATTTGCTCTGCTACTTCCATGGCTATAGATCGTTGTGCTAGTGTAAAACGAGCACCTGTAAGGTCTTGAGTTTTTACAGTCTGTTTTGTAATTGTGTTGCGAGCTTTTGGTAATAGATAACGATCTGTCATTATTGTGTTCCTATAAATTATTTACCTAAAATTACTTATATTTGATTTGTTAAACCAATAAATACATGTATGAAACAAGATAATAATCTTAGAATTAGGCCTCGCGACGATGCATATTTAGATCGGAAAAGAGGTATCGCTGGTGAAATTTTCTTTGATAAAACATCTAACAGTCTACGATGTTACGACGGTGAAACTCCGGGTGGTTTTGAATTAGCAAGAACTGATTTAGAAAATATTCCCACTGAAGCATTTGATGAAAAATTATCGGCATCAAATGCCGTAGTTACTACAGGTGCATATGTAAATCCTAGTTGGATTGTTAGTATAGATGCTAGTAAAATTATTGGAGCAGGCGGCGGCACAGTAGCATTAGGTGGCGCTGTTTTAGGGGATAGTCCTCCGGAAGCACCTGTACAGACCGGAACTCTTTGGTTGAACACCAGCACAGGTAAATTGTATATCTATTACGATGATGGGAATAGTCTGCAGTGGATCCAGCCTATGACTCCCAGTGTCGGCGGAGGTGACGGAGGTGGCGCTTCTAGTTTTAGTCAACTAACCGGACAGATTACACTCGAACAAATTCCAAACGCTTTAATTACTCCGGCTAAATTAAATCTCAGTGAGAGTCTATTGCCCACATCTAATGTTACCTATGATTTAGGCAGTGCTACTTACCGTTGGAGAGATTTGTATTTAAGCGGATCTAGTATTAAATTAGGCGAAGCAACTATAACTGCTACGGGCACTGCCGTTAATTTACCAGCTGGATCAACAATTAATGGAACTGCAATAGGTAGCGGCAATAGCGGCGTTACAAATATTTTAGCAGGAGACAATGTAACAATCACCAACAATTCTGGTACATACACAATAAATGCTGTAGTAGGGGGAGGCGGCGGGGGCATAACTCTCGAACAAGCACAGGACGGTGCTGCAACTTTATTTTCAAATGGTTCACATACCGGTATTACATTTACCTATATAGACGGCAGTAATGCATTAAATGCTGATGTAGCAAATATTCCTAACTCATCTCTAACTAACAGCAGCATTACTATTAATGGTACTTCAGTCAGCCTCGGAGGGACTATTACAGTTTCTGGCGGAGTTACTAGGTTAGACGAGCTTGATGATGTTGAAATAATTAGTGCAGCTTCTGGGCAAATTTTAATATACAATGATAACAATTTTGTAAACTACTCTAATAGACTTTTCCATCAGTTTGCATATCCTGCTACTACAGCATTAGACGTTACAAATAATGGAAACACTGCATATTTGTTTAACAATCAGTATAGTGGAAATAATCCAACAATAACTGCAATCACTGGAACAACTATTGCATTTAATTTAAATGTCACCGGACACCCATTCTTAATACGAACAAGCGGTGGGTCGAATTACAACACTGGACTGATTCATGTGGCGGTTGACGGAACAGTGTCTACAGGATCAAATGCTCAGGGTAAAGTTACAGGAACATTATACTGGCAAATTCCGGCAAGTGTAGCTGGTAATTATCAATACATTTGCGGTAATCATGCTGGCATGGTCGGTGTTATTACAGTTTCAGGTAGTGGTGGTCTAGTAATATACGAAGAAGATGTACCATTATCGGGAACATACACAGCTTTAAATTTTGAAGGAGCTAGCGTTACTGCTACCCAACAAACAATTGGCGGAACCATTGCTAGAATTGCAATAACACCAACATTTACCGAGTTAATGACATCTCAGCAAAGTACAGAAGTGTATGCTGCTAAAACAGGGGCAACTGGCACAGTAGTACATGATTTTTCAACTGGGGCAATTTGGTCTCATGCCAGCATAGCATCAAACTTTACCGCCAACTTTACAAATGTGCCTACTACTGTTAACCGTACTATAGTTTTATCATTAATATTACTACAAGGTGCTACACCTTATATTCCAACTGATGTGCTTATTGACGGTGTTGGTCAAACTTTAAACTGGCAAGGTGGGGCAGCACCAGCTGGTGGTGCAAATAAAAAAGAAATTGTAAGTTTTACGCTGATTCGATCAGCAGCTGGACCAGCTTGGACTGTGCTAGGATCATTAACTTCATACGGATAATCACATGCCACGATTATCTGCACTTAGTTCGCGTCCATTTAATAACATAGGTATTAGATCACCCTCCGCGTATTTTATAGCAAATTTATCATCAGGAGCAAATGGTAGAGGTGTAGCAGTTGCATCATCAGGTAATAGTTATATAGTGGGCAATATATCTACTTTCATGCTGATAGCCAAGTACAACAGTTCTGGTACACTACAATGGCAAAGATCGTTGGGTGCAGTATCAAATGCAGAAGAGGGTTGGGCAATAGCAATAGACCCATCTGAAAATGTATATATTACTGGTTATGCTGATGTTGCTGGACAAGCTAATAATGTTATTATAGCTAAGTACAATACTAGTGGTACAATTCAATGGCAAAAACAATTAGCAGGTGTCGGTACTAAAAATGAATATGGTACTAGCATAGCAGTAGATTCTGCCAGTAACGTATACGTTAGTGCCTATTCAAATGCAGGCGGTGCCACCTATGATATTTTAACATTTAAATTAGACAGTTTTGGTAATATGTCATGGCAACGCAGTTTGGGCGGCACCGGCGGCACCGGCACTGATTTTGGAATTGGTATAGCACTAGATTCTGCCAGCAATGTGTATGTTACTGGATTTTCTGACAACAATAGCACATACGATCTTGTGCTTGCCAAATATAATACTACCGGTACACTACAATGGCAAAGAACATTAGGAAATAATACTGGAGGAAGTGACGCTGGTAACGGTGTAGTGGTTGATTCCGCCAACAATATCTATGTTACTGGATTGATAAATGGTATAGGAATTCTTGTAGCTAAGTATAATTCTAGTGGTGCCATTGAATGGCAAAGAAGTTTGACTGGAAGTGCAACAATATTTGCCGTTGGGGCAGCAGTAGATTCATCTAATAATGTTTATGTTACTGCCTACGGAGATATCAGTGGCAGCGGCGGTGCAAATTATGATATTTTTACTGCTAAATATGATTCAGCTGGTACGCTACAATGGCAAAGAAAGTTGTCCACTACTGCCAGCGATCAATCTTACGGTATAGCACTAGATTCCTCCGGCAGTATGTACAATATTGGAGTTACATATGTTAGTGGTGTTGCTGTTGCATTATTAACCAAGTTTCCTAGCGACGGTACGTTAACTGGAACATATTCACTGGGTGGATTCACCTATACCTATGCCGCAAGTACACTTACACCTGCAACAAGTACATTAGCTGACAATATTGGATCACTAAGCGGAGCAACCAGTTCATTAACATTATCTGATATTGCGTTAACTAATGCAGCAGGTACAGGTACTCCTACTGTGATAACATTCTAATATGAAAACAGTTGATACAACACGGCAATATAACTAAATATGGTATATAGGATAATAATATGGCAATAAATTTTCCAAGCAGTCCAGCAGTAAATGACACCCTAGCTGTGGGTGCCGATACATGGCTGTGGAACGGAATATCGTGGGAAGTACAACCGATTGTATCTCCTAGTTTCAACAACATTACGGCTTCTGGAACTATTACAGGCACATTAGTTGGTAATGTTACTGGTAATGTTACTGGTAATGTTACTGGTAATGTTACTGGTAATACCGCAGGTACACATACTGGCGCAGTT